GCGCAAGGAGATTTGGCTGGTATCTCTTATAATGGATTATGGGAAACTGGTGCGTCCGGCATTATGGTGTTGACTAATATTACCGGAACATTTGTTGACAATGAAGCTTTGAGCATGCCATTACTTGCATTTAATTCTGGCTCTATCGAGATGTCTGTAGGAGACACTATAACGGGGGCTTCATCTGGTAAGACTGCAGTAATTACAAGCGTTGTAATAAATAGCGGAACTATAGCTAGTGGAGATGCAGCTGGATATATTTCAGTAAAGAATAACAGTGGTACATGGACGGCCAGTGAGGCCATCAATATAAATGGAGTTGATCATGCGACCGTAAACGGAAGTAGTCAGCCTAGCAATGTTACTGTAGCTACGGCAAATGGAACAGTTTACGCCCAGACTTTGGAGCCGGGCGGAAAATATGAGTTTGTAAACTATAACTTTAGAGGGGAAAGTAGCGGTCAAACCATGTATGGAGCCAACACTGTTAATAATGGCTTTTCATGGGATGGGACTACCTTCATCAAGTATGCTACGGGGATGGATGTTGATACTCCAGAGCATGTAATCGCCCATAATAAACATCTGTTCTTCTCATATACAAATGGTTCTATTCAGCATTCCAGCATAGGAGCACCAAATAAATGGAGCGTTGTTGAGGGTGCTGCCGAATTGAATGTCGGTGATATTGTAACTGGGTTCTCCACAGAAGTTAATAATGTGATGTCGATCTTTACCAGAAATGATGCGTACATGTTATATGGTTCGTCTGCTGTAGACTGGGAGCTAAGAAGATTTCACCAAGGTGCTGGAGCAATTCCATATACGTTACAGAAAATGGACCAGACATTCTTTCTGGATGATAGAGGATTAACATCTATCTTCACCGTGCAATACTTTGGCGACTTTCAATCAGCTGTAGCCTCAGATAAGGTCGATCCGTATATACAAAATAAGAAAGATAATACGGTTAACTCTATAAGGGTAAGAGGAAAGAATCAATATAGGTTATTCTTTGATGATAAAACTGGCTTGGCTATGACCTTTCTGAATAGAAAGAATCGTGGCATGATGCCATTCACATTAGATCATCAAGTAATATCTGTTTGTTCGGCGGAAGATAGTAATGGATTTGAGGTTCTATTTGCTGGATTTGATGATGGCTACGTAAGGAAGTTAGATTCTGGTACAAGTTTTGATGGTAGCTCTGTGGATTCATTTATAAGAACCGCCTATTATAATTACGGATCACCTCAAATAAAGAAAAGATTCAGAGAGTTAAGGCTAGAAGTTAATGCTGATACATCTACCACATTAACTGTGATACCTTCATATGACTTTGGAGGAACTTTCGATCCTAAAACATCTCCAGTGTCCAGTGAATACGATGTAACTGTATCTGCTGATCAGTGGAATGAGGATGATGTGAGTAATCCAAGTACCGGTATTACTGTGGTTGCATCAGAAAGGTTAAAGATAAATGGTATAGGAACAAACATGGGATTAATCATTAAAAATAATGTTACTTACGACAAGCCTATTACCCTGCAGGGAGCAGTAGTAGACTTTTCAGCTAGAGGAGTAAGACGATGACAATGCTTAGTGCACGAAATGGGGCGCCAGCTGGAACAAGTGCAGCCTACATAACTGACGAAGAAAAGAAACTATTGATGCGTAGGGATGCATTGCTTGGTAAGAAGAAACGAGAGTTTACCCCGGAAGGAATTCCAGTTCTTGCTCCTTATGATGCTTCATCAGGGTTGACTATAGACCAGTGGATGGTATTTGGTGGCGGCAAGAAAAATCAAACCGCTGCAGATAAGGCTATGGTTCGGGAACTTAAGAGGCAATCAGCTCAGAGAGAATCTGGAGGTGTATCAAAAAAGGTAGCAAGAAAAGAAACAAAAATGGCTGATCAGTACGCCGCTGCAAAAGAGACAGGTAAGGACTACAAAGGATACGTAGAGAGTAGCAAATCTTTGAAGGAGGCTCTTAGAAAAATACAAGATGAGCCAGACTCTAAAGAAGCTAAGTATTGGGGAAGAAGAATCAAAGGTGATGCAACAGCAGAGTCCTTCGGCGTTGCCCTAATGGGAGAGAACAAGGCATTGGTTGGCGGCACGTATACAGGAAAACCATCTAG